ACGGTTGAGAGTTGCAACGGTTCGGTGGCCGGCCCCCGTTTCGGCGGCTTGATGCCGTCCGGCATGTCCGCGTCGGCACCGCGCGTCAGCACGCGGCCCGCCATTCTCACACGCTCCCAAATGTTCATGCGGCCAAGTATCACCGCCAAGCGCCAAGCCCGCCACAAGCCCGCCGCCCAACGCCGCATAATGCCGCCACGCGACGCCGAACGCCACCGGCTAGTAGATTTGCAGCGGCCCCGTTTCCTCGGGCCTGTGGGCGGCTCCCCAAGCCGCCAACACGCAGCTTTCCAACGGTGACGTTAGGCCGGTGCTTCCGCGTCGGCTCACGCGCCATGCGTCGCCGGCCCATTTGCGCGCCGAGTTCGCGGCGCTGGCGTCCAACTCGGGGTCTGCCGCGTGGGTTATCGCGTGGTTAGCCAAGCCGGCAACGAAACTCTGTCCGGTGGTCAGGTAGTCGCCCGCGTCCATGTCCACGAACCGCAGCAGCGGGTCGCCCGCGTCGTCGGTCATGTGGCGCAACCGGTCGGACAAATCGGCGGCGGTGCCGCGCGCGTCGATCACCACCGGAGCGCCGTACTTCGAGCACAAGCGGGTGAGTTCGGTCGGCGCGTACCCGGTGCCGTCCAAGATTCTCAGCAATTGCACCGTTATGGTGCCGTCATTGTTGGCGATGCCAGCCGAAACGCTCGTGTGCGTCCCGTCCACGTCCACCGCGACGCCGAACACCACCGGCCGGCCGTCCAAGTCGCCGGGCGTCACCGGTGCCGTTACCGTAGCCGCCCACAACGCCTCGTCTATCGCCCTGTCGGTTATACCCTCGTCCCGACGGTTGCCGAACGCGCGCGCCCAACCTGCCGGGTTGCCCTGGAACTGTTCGCGGAAGTCGGCCAACTGCGCCTTGTCCCACAAGAGTCCGGCGGCTGGATGATAGCGCATGATGCTGTCCAGATTCTCCGGATCTTCGTCGGCTGGCAACCCGAAGTCGAACCAACACGTGCGGCGCGACTGTTCGCCAGCCCTGCAAGCGTCAAGTCTACGGTTGAAGAACGTCGATTCTGCCGTTCCCTCGGTGCTGGTTATCCATAGTTGCGGCTGCACGCCGGTGGCCTTAAGCCTTGTCGCCATGGTCGGCATGAAGCCATCCAAAATGGTGTTTCCGGTTTCCTCGGACAACGAAAACGCCTCGTCTAACGTGATTTTGTCGCCTTGGACGCCGTGCCCCGCAACCTTGGTAACGCTCTTTGGCATTATCACGCTGCCATTGGCGAACGGCTGGCGCAAGTCGCCCGCGCCGAGATACGGCCGTGTGGTTATTGCGGCAAGCGGCGAGCTGCCGAGCGTTTTCAGATATTTCTTGAAGTGGTCGCCCGCGTCCTTGCCCGTCTGCGCCAAATAATAGATGAAACGATCTGGTCCCCACTGCGAGTTGCGCGTGTCCACCGCGTCCACAAGCGTGCTTTTTCCGCACTGTCGCGGTGTGCTCAATATCACCGTGTCATAGAAGTAAGTGCCTGTGTCCGGGTCGATTTCACCAGCCACGTCGGCCACCAGCCGTTGCCATGGCAGCAGAGGCGTGCCAAGCAACCGGGCGAACTTGGCGACTATAGGCCCGTCGGTGCGGCGGTCCGGGTTTCGCTGGGTGCCGCCGCGCAATGGCGTCATGCCTGTGCCTCTTCCAGCAGACTGGCAAGAGCGGGGTCGATTTCCTGCCTTGACTGAAACTCGGTTTTCAATTCCTGGTACCACGCCAAGAGCTGGGCCATGACACGGCTCGTGTCGCGTCCTTTGACGTTCAGCGCGTCGAAATTGCGGGCAATGTTGATCATGGTCTTGCACACGTACTTGGCGTTAGGGTCAAGCTGCCTATCGCCCACGAAACTCTCGATAAGCTCTTTGGTGGCGCGTTCCTGCAAGCCCTCGTTGGGACCATAATAATCATTGAAACCGTCCAAGGTCATTTGCATTTTCCAACCTCCTTAATAGCTGGTTTTCGTTGGTATTCCGCCGTTTTTCAGAATTTTTTTATCCGGTTCGAGAGAGTGAAAAAGTGGGCGCGGGGTCTTTTGGCCGGCCGTTCGCTTAAAAAACAGGTTCACCATTCCGGCCGTGAAGCCACAGTGACGCGATCACTGCGAAGCCCAAGGCATGCGAGCGTGGCCCGGCGTTCACGTTGCCTTGCGTCCACCAAAGCTTGTGAGATGTGCAAGCCGTACCATTGGCGCACCAACCGCTTGGCCTGCTCGGTCTCAGCCCGCTCCCACTCCACCTCGAAGCCGGGATCTATCACCCGCACGTCGTAGTCAAGGCTTATCCACTCGTCAAGCATCCTAGGGTGGCGCCTGCTGCTTGTCGTGGTGCGGATCATCCACACGTCAATAGGCTCCTGCGTTATGGCGAACTGGCGATAGGCTGCGGACCACGCCATGGCAACCGCCCGCCGCTGCGCCATGCTGGGCGGCTCCGGTAGGCGCATGGCCCGGGCCAACGCCAGCCACGACACAACCGGGTCGCCTTGCTGCCTGTGAGCCTCCACCCATTCCACGGCCTCACGGTCGCAGGAACCGGGCGGCGTGACCACGATATGCAAGCGCGCCCCATAACCGTAAAGCACGCGGTCCTGGCGGCTGGCGTTGCAATGCTTGCACGCGCGGCGTATGTTCGCCACGGTGTCCATGCCGCCATGCGCGTAAGGTACTATGTGGTCGTCTTCCTCGCCCACACCGGTGCAACCCGGCAGCCTGAGCCAACAAGCGTTGCCCCACGTCTCGATCACCTTGGCCCGCACAAGCGGGTCGATAGTCTGCCTGCGCGCCATCACCTGCCACGCTTCCTAGCCCGCACCCACATGTCGAGATCGGCCAGCTCATACAAGCACGGGGAGTTGATGGCGTCGCCCGCCTTAAACCATTCCGGCCCGCGATTATCGGCCCTCATACGCTCCATCGTCCTAGGGGAGACGCCAAGATAGATAGCAGCCTGTTCAGTGGTCAGTTTCGCGCGCGGGTTCACAGCACACCAACCCAAGCCTTGAGCGATGTCAACAACTCGGCACGGTCGAACATCTGCACACTTCCGCGCCTCTCGGGCTTGCCCAAGATGCCGTCGCTGATAAGCTGCTGCATCACATGGTCGCCGCTAGGATCGGCCGTCGGCGCGATCTTGTTCAGTCGAAGCATACTGATGGCAAGGGAACGCGCAATGGTGTCCGCTCCAACAGTGTCATGCTCCAATTGCCTGATATTCCATCGAATGGCGTTCTTGATGTCCTTCGTGCGCTGGGCCTTGTTCTTCGGCACCGTCCTCTTGGCACGTCGGCGGTTTGTTGGCTTGTAATCGACCGAATAACCCATGTCTCGAACCTCGTTTCATATTGTGGATAAGTGGATAAGAATTGTGGATGATGTGCCCTTCGGATGGTGGGGCGTTAGAGCGGGGAACCTAGCCAGGAAAACACAAGATTGCTCAAGTGTTTTCCGGGTTAGGGTTCGCCATGCAAGGTTGCTTCGTAACGGAGCCGCGCCGTCGCATAGGTCAGCGGCCGAAGCCGCGCGCAAGGTCTCGCCGCACAGCCCGGCACGTATGCCGGCGATGGTCCCCAGTTGCGCCCGAACAAGACGCCGTGAAGCGATCTGTATACACCCGCATAGCTCCCCGCTGGGGCCGTGGTAACCGCCCGGCATTCCGGGCGTGTTTGTAACGCGCTGGGCAAGGCGCGGCCGGGTGCTTTATCACGCCTCCCCAGCAACCGACCTTCGGCTGGGTCAAGGGCTATGAAGTTATCGGATGCCGTCAGTCGTCGTCGGTGAGGAACTCACCAGCCCGGACAATGGCGAGGGCAATCCCGAGCATGAGGAGCACGAACGGGCTTGCCAGCAGCAGCATGAGGGTCTTGATGAAACGTTTCACGGTCAATCCTCCTCGTTGAAGCAGCGGTTGATCTGTTGCCCAAGATCGTCAAGCTCGTAACCGTTGAACGGGACGCGCACGGTGACTTCTGCCGTCTCAACGATCAGCTCGTAAAAACGTTGACTGCTTTTCCTGTCCACACGTTTGACTGTGACGCTCATCTCACCACCTCCAGCGGCTTATGGCCTAGAAGTTCGTCTACCGAAACTTCCAAACAGTCGGCCATGTTCTCGAGGCTATGGGTCTGCGCAACCCATTTCGCCTTCCGTTTCTCGTTCATCAGGCACCATCCTCGAACGTTGAACGTTTAGGATCCTTCCCCCGTCGGCGTAGGCTGGCGGACAGGAGATAAACAAACCGTCCTACGCGACGGAGGAAGGAAGAACATATGGGTGAAGCACTCCAGACACTGGTCAACGTCCTGGCTGTGCCGACGTTCGCTTTGCTCATATGGCAAATCCTGAGAAACGAATGGACGCAACGGCCGGAAGACCTAGTAACATGCCTGTACCCGGTCGAAGGGCATGTGGATTGCGTGCGCATCACATGCACGTCGCCGAACCTCCCGGCATACGATGCCAGATTCATACCCTTGTCGAACGCCGTCATCATGGATGACTTCAGCAACGTCACATACGTTCCCGTACTGGAAGACTCCGACGAAATACTCGATGTAGTCGTGCAAGGGAAACCAGGAAAAGCGACACCGATGCTGATCATGATCACCGCCTCCCGACAGACGATTGCGTTCCGCAAGGTGAAAGCGGTCGGACTGCGTATGTTCGTGGCTCTACGATCAGAAGCCCACGACGGAGAAATCCCAGTCGAAACCATCGACACCGAACGCTGGAAATGGAGCCGCATCGCATGGATGAAACGTCTGGCAAACAAACTGTGTGAGCGCCTTCATATACGCAAACGTTTCCATCTCGGCCGATTCCATAGTGAACGCACCGGCGCCGGATGGTGGAAGTCCGAGATACCGCATGAAGACTGGATGGGACCATCGAAACTCCCGAACGGCGTGAAAAAAATCTAGCCATCACAACACCTCCAATGGCTCTCGGCCAAGCACGAAATCGGTGGAAACGTCGAAGAAATCGGCTATACGCGACACATCACGCAGTGTGAAGTTCTTCAGGCCGCGAAGCTTGTTCGACAACGCTTGTTCGCTCATTCCCACAGAGTCCGCTAGCTCTCGTTGCGTGACGTGATTTGCACGCAACTTGCCGCGAACCTGCTTGGCGATCGTACGCTGTTCTTGAATTACTAAACTCATAGTGAATTATTTAAGCACACAGGAACCGAGGATAGATAATTTAGGCGTGTCGCACAAACTAAACTAATGGTTTATAATTGCGGTATGTCAACAACTATGATGCCGAAACCGCGACTGGATAAGCAGCAGATTGCGGTGGCAAATATCAAACTGCTGCTGGACGCTTCGCATAGCAAGAAGAAGGATCTGGCCGAATATTTGGGCAAAGTCCCTCAGTCGCTGTCGAAGATGCTTCAGAATAAGCAAACGTGGTTTTTTGAGGATATGTGCCACGCCGCCGATTTCTTCGGGGTCGGCCTTGAGACGTTGGTGAGAACCGATTTAACGCCGATGAAGGCCGAGCAGATATTAAAAAACCGTCGTTCCGATGATGGGAACGACGGTCAAGTGGTAGCGGGGCATGGATTTGAACCATGGACCTCTGGGTTATGAGCCCAGCGAGCTACCGAGCTGCTCCACCCCGCGTCGGCTTGCCTTCATTGAGACAGCTCTAACTACTTTACGGATGTTGACTAATAAGTCAAATCGGCGTGTCGCATATTGCGCTGCTAGTGAAATCGCATATCTGATAA